TTATCTCCATCAGGAATTGAACCACCTCCACTATATTGTGGGATGTTCAATGTATCACCTACCAACGTAGCCGCACCACTTGAACCCGTTGTGGTTAATGTCAATGTACCTTGTTTTGCATTTAATTGGTTTTGGATTGCGGAGGTAACGCCATTTAAATACCCATATTCGGTATTGTCCACAGTACCTGCACCAATATCCGATGCCGCCAATGTAACTGCACCCGTTTTACCTGCTACCGATTGTACGGGAGCTTGTGCCTTTAATTGTGCAATGGTAATTTTTTTGGTAGTATCATCCGTTAAATCCACTATGGGTAGTGGGTCGGAATTATCAATTGTGGTTATCGCAGTTAGTTGCGTTATTTTCTGATCGGGCATAATGTTTATGGTGTTACTTGTACTCCTGTTACTGAACCAACCCCTTGGGCTTGTAATGAACCATCACAACACTTGCGTGAATACTTGCCATTCTTACATAGACAAGCTCTATTCCCCCCAGGCTTTGGGGAGCTTCGTGATGGTGTTACCCAAGTTTTGGTCATACTTTTAAAACGATTTTTTTATTGAATGTTCTATTTGAATAATCTATACAATCCGAATGCACATAATATCACTCCCACCCAAAAAAACACACTATGTGCCGTAGTCCACGCCTGTTTCTTTGCATCCATAACAACTTTTGGTGGTAGGGTAATGGTTTGTGTTATTCTTATGGTGTCGGGGTTTTGCCTTACCCATACTTTGATTTTATTGTAATGGCGTACAATCTTAACCCTAACAGAACCCGTGTCAATGGTGATAGTGTCAATTTCCTTGGTCGTAAACGTATCATAAAAATAAATTGAATCGTGTACAATGAATGTATCTATCTTCACTTTTTGTTCGCAAAGGCTTGGTTGCTTTTTACACGCTTGTTTTAAATGGTATTCTGCCCCACACGCTTGAAATAAGACCATTACAGCGATTATCTTTATCGTTTTGGCAAATAGTTCGCACTTGATACTTTGATTGCCTTTAATCGCCTCCATGTACGTTTTCAACTTTTCAACCTTGGCGGGTTTAGGTTGGTAAGTTTTTTTTACATTAGATTCCATCCAGTGTAGTTTGTTGGGTATGATGTTGGATATTGTCCGTTGTTTTGGTTAGCCGTGTACTCGGGGAATAATTGGGGATAATAGGATAAATAATCTACCAATCTTCTTCGGTATGTATCGGCAGTGGCTCGGGTACGTTCCACCAATGTATTGATTTCATTCTCGGATGGCAATTGTGTACCCTCTGGCGAATTACGCACGATTCCCGCATTGCTTACCTCATACCCATGGAATAACAATAAATCTGCCATGGAATAATGAATAAGCATGGGTTGCACGTATTCACTTACCAATGTTAAATAATTACCTGTTAAAGTGCTATTCTGAACATCGGTTAGGATTTTACGATAAAGAACCGTACCCAATAATTGTTGCACCTCAATATCTTGTGCCACCTTTATGAATGGGGTTATTTTATCAATATCAAAATTACCACTCAATTGGGTGTACTTAAATAAGTCATCCTTGGTAATCAATAAAACGTCATCGTTTGCGTACATGGCTATTATTTATTTTTTAAACTTCCTCTATTTGGTAAATCATTTGTTTTAACGGATGCAACATCCCAATTCGGTGGGGCAAATGGCACTCCCGCTCTATCTGCACTCTGTGAAGATACTCGGTCATAATTATCCACTATATCCCTCATGTTCTGTTCTTTTTCTTCACTTGTCAATGGTATGATTTTACCATTTATCTTTTTTCTTCGGTATGTCAATCTGAACCATTGGTGTTTACAATACACCCCACCCTTATATTTCCAAATTGAGTAACTTGATTTTCCCGATGGTGCAAATTGTCCATTAATACCAGCATCACCCATTACATCAATATCTTCCCTGCGATAGGTTACACCAAGCTTGGCATTGGCAACCATATCTTTACAAAATATGCGGCTATTCTCTTGAACACGGAATGGTGCGTATCGGTATCTAATTAAATAAATACCCTTATCATCCTTGCTTTTCTCATCAGGGTTGGCAAATCGTTTAAAAAATTCGTGCCGTGATAGGTGTTGTTCGTTATCGGGATCATCCACAGGGGATTCATCAATTAACTCCCACACCGATTCATCGATAACTTGACCTTTGTCTTTTAAATACTCAATCCATTCTTGTTCGGCTTCCTGTGTGAATTCAGGTCTATCGGCACTCAATTTAGCATTATTAGAGGCACTTTCGGGATAGTCGGTATATGATTCTGCCAATTGTACAGAACCCTCCCAATAATTGTAACATATTGCAGCCGCTTGGTCTTGTTCTTTACCCTCGCCAACTACCACTCCAATACAACGGGAAATAAAATCATCTTCCGATTCCCCTGCATTGGGTTTTACAAAATCATACTTTTTTTTTTGGGAACTAAATCCCATTTCTTGTTCCTTAACTTCCTCGGTAACTTCCTTGCCCGATAGGTCGGTAAATTCCAAAGGTTGCAACGTTTTAAAGTACATTTCCAACGATATTCCATTGGCGTTTAATACTTTCTCTACACCCTCAATAATTAATCGTTGAAATGGTCTTATAACGATGTTATCGAATAGTATAGATGCACTACGCAACTCATCGGCATTATTCCCTAATCCTGTATTGTCTTTAATCCCCAACAACATTGGTGATACAATGCGGTGGGCTAACATTATCTTTTGGGTGGATTCCCTTGATAAGAATTCGTACTGATTATGAGCATCGGATAATTGTACTGGTGTTATTTCGGTTGCCGTTTCCTTGGAATCGTTAAATGATATAATTGCTCTACCTGCATTGGAAGAACCACTCCATTTGGCGTTAATTTGCCCCTCTATTGCATTTCTAACCTCTTCGGGTGGTTGACCATTATTAAAGTTAATTAACATCGATGGTGCTAAACCATTTTTGATGTTGTTAATATGGTAGTTGCTAATTTCACATTCTAAATCTGCCCATTGTGTACCACCCTGATAATCTACGGGTGCAAAGTAGTACGATCCTGTTGAATATGGTTTAACCACCAATATACATTCATTCTCATTCTCATCAAATCCAAATGATGCAAATCGTTTAGGTTGCTGACCTCTTTTTAATTTACTCCAATCGGCACAGAAATACCATCCCTCAATTTCACCTTTATCGTTGCATCGTTCAGGGCGTAGGGTTTGAATAGGCCAATGAGATACCTTAACATAGGATTTCTTGTCCTTGGATTTAACACAATGAAAAGCATATTGCCCCAACATCTTCAAATCCAATGTAACGGCACGGATGCAATCAGGCTTAATAAGCTTTTTAAACTCTATGTAACCTTTTAAGTTCCTATCGGATTTTACAACCTCCAAACCTAATCCATACACCAAATCTGCAATACCTTTAATTGCGGCATTGTTGGTTGGTGAACCAAGATACAAATCAATTAAATACTGATAATAATCGTTATCCTCTCCGTATTCAACCCAATGTTTATTCTTATGCTCTACAATCGCAGGTGCGGTGTAGGATGCAAATTGCATAAACGAAAAATTCTGTTTTATAGTGTTATCCATTGTGGACTAATGTTTGATGTGGTATCCCAATTTTTAAATGTCTTATTGATGTTGGTAGATTCATTCGACCATGTGGCAAGGTATTCCCATAATAGGGTATCACCATTAAATACACGAATTAAGCACACATCTAAATCCTGTGCAACATCTGCAATATCGGTTAACGATGGTAATGCTACACTAATTTTAGTGCCTGTTTCAACAGGTGTTGCATTAGCCTCAACCATAGTTTTGGTATTCTTATGCCATACCTGAACGTTTACAACTCCACCACCCTCACTTGTAATAATCTTACTACCATTTTGTTGTAAGATATAAAATCCATCCTGTTGCAATAAATACGATGTTGCACCCCCTTGTGTTACATTCTCAAACGAAACAAAGGGATAGAATGAAATATTGGCCGTGGATAGATTTATAACCATCTATTTAATAAACGCAAAATTAAATTATCGTTCCATTATAAAGAAAAACCCCCACCATTGGTGAGGGTCTAACCATTCAAATATGAAAACCTTAATTGAGATTAAGCGGGTACGGTGATAACTGTCAATACCTCTGAATAGGTTTCAGCATCTACGGGTGTAGGGGCTGCCTTTTCACTACCTACAAAGGTAAGGGTATTTAATCGGGCATCACCCATCTGTGTTCCCCAAGATAAAGAACCACCAGTTGAATCACATCCCTCATCTTCACCCAATAACCAAAACTGATCGTTTC